CGTATCAAGTGTTGCCGGATCATTTGAACTATCGAATGATTTTGGACGTACTTCCAACCGCTAGCGAAAATGAACTGCTGGAGTTGGTCGATATTGAGAAAGCGGTTTCTACATTTAGTGATGGTTTAGTTGAAGTCAAGAACGGTAAAGTCCTTTTTGAGGGCGAAGAAGTTCACGGCAGTATTAGTAAGCGTATTCTTGAATTTATGAGCAAGGGTCTGCCATTCCAGCCACTTGTGAATTTTCTGAACAATCTTATGGAAAATCCAAGTATGCAGAGTCAAAAGGAACTGTATGATTTCTTGGAACATGAGCATCTACCCATTACTGAGGACGGTCATTTCTTGGCATATAAGGCAGTTAGAAGTGACTATATGGATAAGTATGCTGGTAAGTTTGATAATCATGTTGGTAAAGTATGTCAAATGACCAGATCAAGAGTTGATGATGATCGTGGTCGTGGATGTTCAAACGGTCTTCATGCAGGCGCTTTGAATTACGTTGCTAATTATGGAAGTGCTGATAGTGGCGATCATATCATGATTGTTAAAATTAATCCGCGTGATGTTGTTAGTGTTCCAAGCGATTGTAATTGCGAGAAACTTCGCACTTGTCGCTATGAAGTTGTTGGAGAATATCAAGGAGAACTCCTTAAGCCTCTTTATAAAAGCGAGTTTAGTCAAGACTCCTATTATGATGAGGAAGAAGAACTCTATGATGAGTATGATGATGCTTATTGGAATAAGTATGACGATGAAGACGAGGAAGAAGATTACGAGGATGAGGATTACGATACTCAGTATTGATTAAGTCAGGTGGCGTGTGGGTCTTATTAGCGACATCTAATAGTTTGTGTTGCTAATAACGAGGGTTCGATTCTCTCGGCCATCTTTTAGATATTGCTCTTGATAGCGATGTTCACTATCCCAATATCAAAATGTAGGTAGGAAGTTGGAAAAAGGAAAGCAAATGTTTAGTGATAATCTAGGATTCAACCCCTTTGATAAAAAGAACAATGTGTATGCGAATGGTTGTGCCTCTGACCGAGAAAGATTTTTGGCTTCTTTTAGGCAAAATCATATATTTGTATACAACGGCAATCCTCGTAAAAAGATTAGTAGTATGAATCATACCGATAATCTTAACGAAGCAACTGGTGCTAATATAGACAATCATTCCGATGTTTATTTTTATGTGAATGGTGGTCGTAAGATTTATGCTATTAAGGAATTTACTTGTTGCTTTTGTGATATGGATGCTGGTCGAGACAGTGAAGGAAAATACTTTAAGCCCAGCGTTGTTATGACAAAGAAAAAGCAGTTCCTAAAGAAGATCAACGATTTTTCAGTTAAGCCAAGTTGGGTTGTTGATACTCGTAACGGCTATCAGTGCTACTGGCTTTTTGATGATGCTTCAAGAAAAATGGTTGGCAGCAATAAGACCTTTTGGAATGGTCTTCAAAAGAAATTAGTCAATTATTTTGGCGGTGATCCAAGAGCAATTAAGCCTAATCAGATTTATCGCGTTCCGTATACTTGGTGGCGTAAGGAGTGGGAGAAAAAGGCTCCCTATTTCTCTAGTATTCTTCCTGGGAGCGATGGTAGGAGAATCAATGTAGCGGATCTAAAATCGGCCTTAACTGGTCAACCCGCTACTCTCCAGATTGTTCCTGAGAAGTGTAGCGATGAATGGTATAAGGGGTATGCGAAGGCTTATAAGCAGTCTGATATTACTGGTGTTCCAGTATCGGTAAATGTTGCAACAAATATTTTGAATCAAATGAGAACTTTGAATTCTGAAACATATGATAGCGACATTTATTCTGGAAAAAGTTATGGAGATCCCATGCTTGTTCATCCTGTTTACAGTGATACGCCCGTAGATGACGAAGATGGGTCTAAGGATGCACAGGATGCTCTACCAGACGAGGATATAAACCTTGATGGACAGCAGACCAAACTTTTAAAAACGGTGGTGGAGTACCTCAACCAAGCGTCTACCGCACTATACTTTAGTAACAACCGCTTTTTGGCTAGTTCTGCCAAAGACCTTGCTGCTCAAATTAGTGATAAGTTTTGCATAGGTTAGTATCTACAAATGATTTATAACAACTATTATGCATGAAGATTATGAAGATAATGATTATGATGATTCCTATGAAGATAGTCAGGACTATCAAGGAGATTTTTATAAACATTATTTTAAATTTGATCCCGAAGCATGGGACATTTGGAGCAAATTGTTAAACGATGTGTTTAAAACCAATATGGACCAAACCAATAACGTATGGTATGCTTACGGATACTTGCCGAAAGAGTTACCTGTGAATAGTTATTTCTCCAATGCTGGTAAGAACAACTCTTACCAGTATTTGGGGATTAACTATGACAACGTTAAAATTTGGAAAAAAAAATATTTTATAATAGATCCTATTCAACATCAATATATAAAACATCTTGAGTATAATGCGGCATATTTCTTAAAACAGCCTCATTACTACAAAGGTTTATTTGATATTTTAAATTAAAACATGAAAAACAATAAGTATGTTATTACGAACTTGGATGAATTTACAGAAAGCTCAAGAAGATTAGTCTTTAAGCATTTTGGAGAAGCATCATCCAATGTCGATATAAACCAAGAAAATAACGATTTTTTAGTCTCGTTATCTACCAGCGAGGAAAAAGAATTAGATTCTATCTTACCACTCAGCGAAGCAAAAAACATAGTCACATCTTTAACAAAAGCACAAACCAATAAAAAAGCTAAAGATACACAATATATAATTAATTACGACATTTTTATAGAAATACTAGAGGCATTAAATGCCAGACTTGTCAGCAACATTCTAATGAACTTGTCTAAAAAAGGAATAATAGAATCAGCATACGACGCTTCAATAGATGATTTTGTTTTTTGGATAAAAAATGAAAACAATACAGACCAAAGTTAAGCCTATTAATTTTGATATTCATTTTGAATATCTTTGCCCTGTGTGTTCAAGCACAAGACATTGGCTATCCCTTAATGAATGTAAAGAAAAAAACTTTAAAGTAGTCTGCGATTGTGGTGGTGTTTTTAAGCCTAAACGCATCAAAAATATTGATATAGAGTATGTTACAAAACCTAAGCTAGAAACAAAAACAGATAAACCAGATCTAACAGAACAACCATCAAAATCACAGCAGATAGAAGATTTACCAATACCTAGTGATCTAGACTTTGATTTAGACGAACTAATCAACGATTGCATAGTCACGCTATGCGGTTTTGGTTTTGAAAAAGAAGAAGCGAGAGACATACTGATAGATAGTTATAATAAAAGTCCCACAAAAAATAGTACACAACTAGTTAAACAAACCCTATTGGATAATTTTGGAGTAATCAAATGAGTAATTCGATCAGACCCTCCACGTTTAATGATATTATTGGACAAGAAGATGTTATTGGTAGATTAAAGGTAATGACGCAGGGGTGTAAGAATACATCCTCTGTTTTTCCTCATCTATTAATAGACGGCCCTCCGGGACTGGGTAAAACCACCATAGCCAGTGCTATATCTAATGAGCTTGGTGTGAACTTATACACACTAAACGCAGCATCAATTAGAAGTCCTAAAAATATTATGCCATATTTGATGGGTATGGACGCCAGATCTATTTTGTTTGTGGATGAAATCCATAGACTGCCGAAATTGGTTGAAGAATTCCTATATCCTGTAATAGAAGACTTTAGGCTTAGTATAGTATCTGGAGATAAAGCAGATACGATTGATCTACCTGCATTTACTATGATTGGTGCTACAACTAGTGGAGGTAGTCTGAGTCAGCCATTCTATGATAGGTTTATTCTTAAAGAACATCTTTCCTTTTACAAGGACAATGAGTTAGCTAAACTGGCAAGATTGAACTGCACTAAACTTGGTATTTTAAACGTATCAGATGACGATTTGCTTGAAATAGCAAAAAGAAGTAAAGGAACGCCCAGAATATTAAATGCTAGATTACAGTGGTATAAAAACTATGTATTATGTAATCCTAGTGCAAATATCAATGATATTTTTAATGCTCAGGGTATAGATAAATATGGGTTTGATATGTATGATCGTGCATACATCGATCTTTTAAACAAAAACAGAGGAAATCCATTGGGTTTGAAGGCCATTTCGTCTATGAGCGGTATAGCCATCGAAACTATTGAAAATAGTATAGAGCCATTCTTAATGAGAAAGGGTTTGGTGTCTAGAACACAAAAGGGTAGGATATTGAATACCTTACCATAAGGTGTATTATATACTGTTCCGAAAGAGTATCGATCTATTCCTTTAAAAGGAATCATATCTATGAATATTTATTATATATTAGTTTTTATATATTTATGTATCAGTTTTTTGCCAAGTGGTTTCTGCGGCACCATAGATCCTAAAAAAACAGACAATGAATATATAGAATTTGCACAAGAGGATATGTTTGATTGCGTAGCGCCACTTCTTTCAAAAAAGGATAACAAAGTAACCTCCCTTTCTTCATGTGTAATTATAAAACCACATTTCGCCATAACAGCCGCTCATATTTTTTCTACTATAGGGCTGGACCATACATATTATATTCAATTAAATAATGAGCTTTTATTAGTAGAGGAAGTTATTTCTCATAAAGGGTTTAAACAAGAAAAATTGGGCTATAATGATATAGCAATATGTCGCACATCTAAAGAAATGACCATAAGCAAATTCCCTAGTCTCTATAATAAAAGACAAGAACTCTTAAAAAAGGTAGATATTTGTGGATATGGTATATTTGGTACTTTTGATACCGGCGCCACCACCTCCGATGGCAAAAAAAGAGCTGGTACAAATGTTATCGAGAGTATAAAAGACCATACTCTTATTTGCTCACCGTCTTTTTCTACAAATTCCAACTTAGAATTTTTGATTACACATGGAGATAGCGGAGGGGGTGTATTTATAGATGGTGTATTGGTGGGTATTAATTCGTATGTATATACCAAAGACGGCAATGCAAATTCTTCTTGGGATGATAAAGCTGGACATACCAGAATTTCTTTATTTAGAGAGTGGATCGATAAAAATACAAAATAGTCATCTTGACACCAGGGTTTTTGAGTTTTATTATATAATATATGACATCATATCAACTAGAAAAATTCGAAAGCGGACCAGTTTATTTTCTAAAGGTCTTTGATCAAAACGCTTCGTTAACATCCATTGAGGCAATTATTAATATACTGGAGATTAGAGAAGAAGCAGAGTATAATCTAAACATTATTATTTGTAAAAATTATAATACTCATAATATATCCATACATGGTTCTTATCTAAACCCACAGAGCCTTATACAAATAATAACAAATATCCTAAATGAAAATCCAAATATTTACGATAACATTGTTAGAACAACAGAGCTAGTCTAATCCACAATGGATATTGTCTGCCCAGTAAAATCACAAGATTTCGATAGATTTGAAATTTTATTCCATTCTCTGGAAAGATTTTGCGAAGACTCTTTTAAATTGTATTTGATCTCCCCTTCGGGAGAATCCCCTGTAAAGAGTTCAAAGATTATAACCATCAAAGAGGAAGAATTGGATAGTGTTCTTGCTTATAAAAAATTTCGAAACCAAGGATGGTGGAAACAACAAGTAATTAAATTATTAAGTTTTAAATTCTGTGATTCTGATTATATTCTAAGCTTAGATGCGGACTGTTTTGCTGTAAGGCCATTTTCTTTTGATAATTTTTTATTTAGGCAAAAAATTCGTACAAAAATTTCATCTGGAGGATCTTGGGATAATTGGTATATAGGCTCTTCAAGTTTATTACAACTTCCTCTTCATCCAGATTGGTCAAATAATAGAATCGGCGTTACTCCTTTTATTTTTTCTAATGTCATATTACACGGCCTAAATAATTATTTAAAAACGCTGTATGAAAATCCATCGTTAGCTTTATTAAATAATACCACTATGGAAAATCAAGAAGTTTCTGGTGCCACATGGTCTGAATATTGTTTATATCATGTTTATGGGTATAATTGTGGCTATTGGGATAACTATCATCATAATTTATCTAACTTCGAACTTTATGGCAATTGTTTATGGAACACAAATGAAGCAGAAACCTGGGATATAAATAATTCATTCGACAATCCAGTATTTTATTTTTCAGTTGTTCAGTCGATTGCTGGTCAATCTGCAAAATGGGTTAAAGATCAAATTAAATCATATGTATAAGAAATCAACATCTACGCCTCTGAATAATATAACTCTTATAGCTATAGGATCTACCAAGCTAGAAGAAACAATAGCAGCTATAAATATTTGTAAAAAATATTTTAAATTTAAAGACATTATTTATTTTAGCGATAAACAAAATCCATATCAATATAAAATAGCACCGATGCTCTCCATCAAGGACTATGATCGTTTCGTTGTTTTTGATTTGCCTAACATAAAATTCAATACAGATTTTATTTTAACTATACATTGGGATGGATTTATAGTTAATCCCAAGGCTTGGACATCTAAATTTTTAAAATATGATTATATCGGCGCACCATGGCCTTGGTTGGATAATCGTGTAGGTAATGGAGGCTTTTGTCTTAAAAGTAAAAAATTCTTAGATTCACAAGCGATATTGGTATCTAATACTTCTAAACTTGAAGACCCAGACGATATATATCTATCCATTAAACTTAGAGATCAGTTTATCAAATTAGGGTGCAAATATGGTGATAAAATAGGCTATGCATTTGCAACAGAGTACGGAGGATATTACCAGCATCACTCTTTTGGATTTCATGACCTTAAGCTTAATCCTCAGTTCAAACCTTTAATATATCAATCTAGTACTATATAAATTAATTATGAATCGTTTTTTTAATTTTGAAGACTTTCAACCAGATCGTTCCAAAAATAATCAGAATAAAAAGAAAAATAAAAAAGGACATAAGCATAGAAAACACTATGACTATAATGATGATTTTCAAAAAAATAAACAATTTAAGCTAAAGAAAAAATATATAAACGAGGACTATAACGAAGAAGATTCATATGAATAAATATATAGAAGAATTAGAACCAGGAAGTATATTTGTATATGATAATTCTGTGTATCTATTGACTGTTGACTTTAAAAAAGATAACTCAAGACTTGCATACAACATACATAATGGAAATCCTAGATGGTTAAGAAGTAATTTAATTATAGAACCCACAGAGATTTATACACTAGATAAAGACAATAATACTATACCCATAAAAAGAGAAAGCTCTCTATATGAAAATAACAAAACAATCAATTATTAATTTTATTAAGGCTTTGACGTGGCATATATATGCTGGATTCCCAAAATCTTCTCAAGCAGAGATAAATAGAAGGTTTGCGATTTGTAATAGTTGTGAACTTTTTGATAAAAAAAATAGTCAGTGCCTAGAGTGCGGATGTAATATTAATAATAAAAAAATGTTTCTAAATAAATTAGCTTGGGCCGACCAAAAATGTCCAATGAGTAAGTGGTAATTATGTTAGATACTTTTGGTAATGGTATTTTTTTAACCCCTCAAAATAGACCTCAAGCTAAACTGTCTCCATCTGAAGGATTAAATAGAAACAGAGTGAATGGTGGATTGATTTATGATGAGTATAAAAATATAGTGGAACAATCATTAGACACTAGATTTGCAGCGATACCTATGGATGATAGTATGCCAATCATAGATCATTCTGACAACCACTATATGTTTCTTGGGTATTCTTTTAGACACTATGGTCATTTTATACTAGAAACTTTGCCGATGCTTAAATACTGTCTCGATCCAGAATTTCATATGTATAATAAAATATTCTTACCATATTTTTTAAGTGCTAATAATATAGTTGGTGGTATGAATCCATCTTGTCGTTCAAACTTATTAAATAATATTAAATCATTTATGTCTTTATTAGATATAGATCAAAATAAAATTTATTATCATACAGATAATGCTATCCTTAAGAGCAACTTCATAGTTCCTCCCAAAGTATGTCATGGTAAGATAAAATCTTCTAGTAATGATTCTGCACATAATATGGTAATTAATAGTCTGGTGTCTAGACTACCAAATGGTTTAAATCCTCATAAAAAAATCTTCTTAAAAAGACCTCCTAATAGAATTTCCAAAAAAATATCAGATAGTATAGCATTGTTTTGTCAAACTATTGGTTTTGAAATTGTAAATATGGAAAAACTATCTATTTTTGATCAAGTAAAATTAATAAGACAGGCAAAAGTTTTACTAGGTTTTAGTGGCTCTGCTATGCACAACTCTATGTTCTTACATAATGATTCAACTACCATTAATTTGTGCGATCTAAGAGACTCTAAGGCTCCTAAATGCTATATCCCCAATCAAAAGTTGTGCAATCGAATATCTGGCTGTCAGGAATTTTTTATAGATTTTAAATACGAAGACAATACTACTGATCCAAATAGCTTTAACACACAAACAGCGAACTGTATTTTTGAACCTAAACATGAAGATTCTGCAATTAATTATTTGCAACAATCTATTATCGATATATTGAATCGTATATGATTAGTATTTTTTCTATGATCAAAAATGAAAATGATATTATTGATAGATTTATTTCTTATCATATGGAACTTTGTGATAAATTCTTTTTAATTGACCATGGATCGACAGACGGAACATTAGAAAAAATTAAGAAGTATAGCGATAAATATTCTACAAAAATTATAGCTCATGAATATCGCGGACACTTTAGAGCTAAAGGTAGAATTATTTCTGAGTTAATGAAAAAGTCAAATTCTTCTATATTATTACCAATAGATACAGATGAAATTATTTGCTATGAAGATAATGATGGACAAATATCTTTTGATCAACATTATATCAAACAGTATTTAAATACTTTGCATAAGCTATATAACCATGGTAAATTTAAAGTTAAACAAATATATAATTATATACCAAATACCGATAGTTGGTTCGACATAGACACATCTAGTCAAAAAATGTTTTTTCTTTCTTCTGATTTTGTATCTGTTGACGATGGATTTCATAAGGGTATAACAAAAACTAATAAAACGATAAATAGTAATATATCCTACTTGCATTTTCATTATAGATCTAAAGAATCGTGGTTGAAATCCACAGAACAAAAACTAAAAGTAAGACTAGGTGATAAATGGAATGATCTAAGCTTATTAGAGCAATATAAAAAACCTAGACCGTCATTTCATGTAGCGCTAGAATATAGTAAATATTTATCAACAGGACAATGGCACAATCTTCAACCAAAAAAATATATAGATACTACTAATTTATGAAAAAAACCATTTTAGTTACTGGTGCAGCAGGATTTTTAGGTTCTCATTTTGTAGAAGAAGCATTGGTAAATACCGACTGGGATATAGTGGCTCTATGTAGAATGACTTATGTTGGAGATATGGAACGTATCACAACGAGTCTGCATGTAAAAGAACATGCAAATAGAGTAAAGCTAATATTTCACGATCTCAAATTCGAATTACCACCTCATATTATAGAAGCTATTGGTGAAGTAGACTATGTGGCGCACATAGCAGCAAATAGCCATGTTGATCGCAGCATCATCTATCCAAAACAATTTTTTGAAGACAATGTGATGGGTACCGTTAATCTACTAGAGTGGTATAGACAATACTCTCCCAAGGCTGTATTTATTAATTATTTAACAGACGAGGTTTTTGGTCCTGCTCCAGAGGATTATGACTTTAAAGAAGATGATAGATGGAGACCTTCTAATCCATATAGTGCTAGCAAGGCTGGTCAAGGCGCTGCTGGCATTAGTTATCATATTACCTATAATTTGCCTATTATTACCACATATACTATGAATTTATTTGGAGAAAGACAGCATAAAGAAAAGCTTGTGGCCAAAAGTATAGATAAGATATTACATAATCAACCGATCAAAATTCATGCAAAACTAGATGATTCCGGCAATGTAGAATACGTTGGGCAACGACACTGGCTACACGCAAGAAATGCCGCAAGTGCCACATTGTTCTTATTACATCATGGTGTTCCAGGAGAACACTATAATGTTGTAGGAGATATGGAAACGCATAATGATGACCTTGTGCGCACAATAGCGAAGATGATGAACAAAGAAGCTAGAATAGAATATGTAGATTTTAGTCATGCAAGACCAGGACACGATAGAAGATATAGCTTAGATGGCTCAAAATTAACTCAAATGGGTTGGGCTCCCCCTCTTGATTTTGAAACGTCTTTGCAAAAAACTATAAACTGGATGATTAATGATTATTGATATATATCAATGAATATTCATCTAATATAGAGCCTAGGATATTTTTCTCTGTTTCTGTTAATTCTCTAGCAATAGTAATATAGGCTTTGAGATTAGCAAATTGAATATGATTAATAGATTCATGAAAGTCTAATGAGTGTATTTGTCTTTTGATTTCTGTTAATTTTTGGCTTCCTTTTAGAGCAAAGGGTCTACTATCTAACATCTTAAACGGCCTATAGAGTCTACCACACGCACACCTGTCGTATTTGTTATCTATTTCACACAAATCCCCATTCCAGTAATTAACAAACGGAGCTGGTAAAGATAAATAGTCTGTGGTCAACATTTGGTTTTCAGATCCTTGTTCCACCCATGACACATTATCACACAAATGATACGTATTATGCTTACATGTAAAGAACATGGCCCCACCATCCCAACACCTCATATGATCACAATAATTATCAATAAGCCCGTTATCTCTTAAAAAATTTATATCTTCTATTAAAAGTCTTTCTGTTGTATTGCTAAGTAGCTTTGCTATTTTTACAAAATTTTGATTTGTGTTTTTAATAAAATTTGTTAATCGATTGATAAAAGGTCCAGAAGAAATCATTAAATCAAAAGGACCATAAGTATTTATCAAATTACAGATATTTTCAGCCCAATCACTATTTTCTGTATAATTTTTAAAACTAACAAAATATCTAGTACTATTAATAGATTTATGAGTATGCATGGTATAGGGAGAATCGCCACTTTCTATTACGAATGAACTTCCTTCTGGTATAGATGGATTATATGGTAGATTTAGTAATTCTAGAATCTTAAGATTATTTTTTGGTAGACCAAACTCATCCAATATCATTCCATAATGACTTTCATCCTCTAGATATGAAACATATTTATTCCATATGCCATAAGAAAAAGACTGACCACTAGTGCTTCCGCTAGTCCTAAACATTTGAATCTGATCCCGCATATCTGATACAAACCAATCGTCATGATTTAACAAGTCTGATCTAGAGTAGACTTTTGTGGGATCTAAATTTTCATAAACTTTGCTATATGCTATAGCATGACTAATAATATTTTTTTTCAACTTATTAATTACAGACACAACACTTTGTTCATCTAAAAATAATAAATAATTAGCAAAAGAAATGTATTGTTGAATTAAATCAACCGGCGGCGCATCACTCTCTAAAAAAGATTGAGCGGTTTTATAATATATTGGATAATAAATATTCTTCATATTGATCAGATTCTTGATCCATAATTTCAATTTTTGATAAATATACTGATAGTTTTCTGATGTCTGCTCCATCTCCATCATATAATGGTATAAAATAATCCGCGTCTATACGTAATTCCGATGGATTTTCTATTTCTAGAACCAAGTTATTATCGTCAAATGTCTGATGGATCTCTTCCTTTTGATGATAAAATTTGATATATCTTAATGGTTTTTCAGGCTTTTTATGAAAATGAAGTTTTATTTTAGAAATATTTTTAAAGGTAAATATGTCTAAGTCCGATAGCCAAAAAATATTGTCGGACATGCCGTATTTATTGGTATTAAAAACAATAGGTTTATTATATGTTTCTTCTGATGGGAGCCTGCTATCGAAAAATTGGTCTAGGTTTTTTCTTAAGATATCCGAATCTTTATCATTGTCTTTTATTCTATAAAATCCATTGTGGTCTTTGTAAAAATGTTTGTTGAATGATAGTTTATTAATTAGATTATATCTAGAGCCATAGGACCTATTTTTTAGGTAGCCATGAAAACTATGTAGTGCTATACAATCTTTAATATAAGAACATCTCTTGAAAGAACTCTTATTAATTACTCTAATACATTTTTCTCTATACTTTAATATTTTATGTTTAATATCATGACACACCCGATCTAGAGCACTTAGTTGTATAAAATCATTATCATAAAAAGGCATAATATTTATTGTATCTGCGCCACCGACCAAGCATTGATCGAATAAACCGCCGATTTTTCTTAAATAACTTCGTCTATATGCTATAGCCGCACCAGGATTGCCCACATCAATTAGATTAGATCTAGTTAAATGTTTAACCATACTGGGATAAAAATTATCTATTAAGGGTTCTTGCGGACCATTATATTGAATATATTCATAAGGTTGAACCATTAGATGCTTATCCAAAAGCTTGTTTGTTTTATCAAACCATTCTGGATCCGTGAACTGTATATCACAATCCATAATAATTACTTTTTTATACTTAGGTGGCAAAAGGTTTAATAAAAAATTAATCCCACATTCTTTATGCCACAAAGGGTCTGGATTGTGTATTAAATGATGATTGGCCAAATTTATTGGCAAATTAGACTGACCACTGGTGGATATTTCACAAATATAGGTATGTTCTAACAAACGATATTGTGTTAAAAACTCAATAAAGCTTAAAAAATTTTTCTGTTGAACGTCTGTACTTTTGGTGTTATTATAGTAAAGAGTTGATAGTATCGCTGTGGTCATAGTATTCTTTGTGTTTTTTGGTGTATCACATACTAAAGTATTATAGAAATCTAAACTAGAGAAAGCAATTATGGTTACATTTAGTAGTCTTAGAACTAAAGAGCTTTGCATAGAAGAATTGATTTGGGCTAGAGCTGTATACGGTGCTCACATCCCTAATCCTATTCCAAATCCTTTACCACCTGGTTGGGTAGGCTGTAAAGACATATTAAGCTCTGATACGGCTCAACTATCATTTGTACCCAACGCAGCCCCAACTTTTACTGTCAATATGGATAGTGGTACTTGCACAGATTCTGCTACTCCGTCTTGGACAGCTGGTCCCAATGGACAAATTGTAACTATTGATATTCATGAGTGTATTGGTGGATGTCCATATGGTACAGACTGGGTAGCTGATATAACAGCATCATACTGTTATGATATAGACGATGGCGATATTTTTAATCCTGGTGCTGATGACTAATTATAAATAACTGAGGAGCATAATGACAACCACAATTTCCCCAAAATTAATTCAGAACACATCTAATTTATCAGTAGCCAAAGCTGTTACTCCGAACGTATTAGTATCTTCACCAATGGTTGTTAATAACTTGGGAACACTAAGATTCAGAGGTTCTGTATCTGGTACTAATCGAATTCTTATTCAAGGGTCGGCTAATTCTGTTACAGAATTCATTGGACCAGTTTCTACTACCGGAGATTTTTATCATCAACATTTGGGCAAAGTTGTTATTAATAATAGCTTTGGAACCAACGGCAATTATGCTGGTGCTATACAAATTCGCGGCACACTAGAATATAATGCTCCAACGGATCTAGTATTATCCGGAAGACTAGTTAATCCACAAGTAACAGAAAATAATAGAAAAATAATAGTTAATAACACTGGTAGACTAACCTGGGCTGTTGATGCTCGAAGCGTTTATGGTTCCGTAGAAGTAAACAAGGGTTTCTTTAGAGTTGGTAACAACGGAACTCTTGGCAACATATACTATATCTCTAATATGTCTGTTGGTTCACAAGGAACACTAGAATTTAACAGAACAGATTCTTATGAGGGTCAATTCGGAGCACTAGGTTTTAATTTAAATGGATCTGGTAATGTTGTGCTTATGACAGGTTCTTTGTCCATAAATGGAGCAGCACACACTTTTAATGGTGTTTTCACAATTAATTCTGGCTCAACATTAACTCTTCAAAGAAAAATAGAAAATGCCAGCTTTGTTAATAACGGCACCTTAGCAGTAAGTGCAAATGATGCTGGTTATTGGGACGTGTCTCAATTGCTTTTAACCACAACCTTCAACAACAGCACAACAACATATGGCTATCTAACTGACTGGGCAGCAGGAACCAAAGCCCCCGGAGATGTAACAGGCGAGATTCAATCAGCCGGATTTGGTAATAGTATGAGCGATTTTAGCGGGTTTGTTCCTGGCAGGATTGCTTTGGTGCAACGAGGCCCCATCGAAAACTCAGTCCCCTTCTCAACTAAAATTAGTAATGCTATTGCTGCTGGGGCGATTGGCGTAATCATATACAATCATTCACCAGGCATATTAGCACCAGACGTAACTAGCTCTATTCCTGTAGCAATGATTACTCAATCTCTTGGTGAGCAAATATTAGTCAATTTAAGTAACGGTGTAGTTTCAACTAGAATTAAGAATCAAGCTACTGGATTGATTAATTTTAACAATCCTATCACTGGAACTGGAACATTCGCCAAGACTGGTTCTGCAACGGTGGTTCTAGGAACTTCTGTTCCAACAGTATCTATACTTGGAGGCGCTTTAAGATTTGCCCCTTCTATTACTGTCGGAACAACATCATTATCAAGCGGCGCTGCTTTTGAAATTTCTGGAGGATCAACCTCGACCTCTGCATATACAATAACTGGAACCGGAGTTAGTACCGGAGGAGCCATAAGAAATATTTCTGGTAATAATACCATAAATGGAAGTATTACTCAAACTGCCGCATCAAGAATCAACTCCGATGCTGATTTGCTCGTTTTGGGCGGAAATCTTTCGGGCGCTTTTGGTCTAACGATTGGTGGTGTTGGTAACACAAGAGTAGACGGCCTAATAACCAATCAAACAACACTAACTAAAGACGGTGCTGGAACACTAGAATTAACAGCGGCTAATACCTATACATCAACAACAACAATTAGTGCTGGTACTCTTAGACTATCTGGTACTGGTACGGTTGGGGCCGGAAATATAACTAATAATGCGGCGCTGGTCATTGAAAATAACGACAACACGACAATTCCTCGTAACATTAGTGGTACGGGTACGCTTACAAAGAATTTGAGCGGCAAGGTCATCTTTACTGGCGCTTTGAGTCACACAGGCGTAACAACGGTAAACGCTGGTACTTTAGCAATTGGTGCCGGAAGCACCACTGGCTCTGTTAGTGGCTCAACCGGCAACTTTGTAATCAATAGTGGCACTACGCTTGAAATCAACAGAAGCAATGCTAGTACATTCACCAGACCATTAAACGGTGAAGGATCGCTTGTTGTGCTTGGTGGCGGTACGGCCAGCTTCACTGGCTCACTCACTCACACAGGCGGAACAACCGTCAGTGCCGGAACTATGAGCATTGGTGCGGGCGGCACAATCGGTTCGATAACCGGAGATATCGTCAACAACGCAACATTGCAATTCAATCGTTCAGACTCCCTGGCTTATTCCGACGTTATCAGCGGAACTGGAAGTCTTGTAAAGGCTGCTGCTGGAACAACAACTCTTTCCGGCAATAACACCTACAGTGGAACTACAACTATCAGTACTGGAACCTTACGAGTTGCTCATGCCAACGCACTTGGATCTGCCACCAGCACAGTTTCGCTCCCAACCAGCACAGCAATTGAACTTACTGGAGGCTTGACATTCAGCAGAAACTTATCATCTGCTGGAACGGGCATAAGTAGTGGAGGAAGCTTAAGAAATGTAAGTGGGAATAACACCTTCAACGGTAACTATACGCAAACAGCAGCATCCAGAATCAATTCTGATGCGGACACTCTAACTCTAAGTAGTGCTGGAACATTAACTGGTACATTTGGCTTGACATTTGGTGGAGCGGGTAATATCT